AACAACCAATCCGCGCATGGAGCTGGCTTTTCGCGAGCCGTCTAAGAGAATCACGAAGAACAATAAGACTACGCAGAAGGGCGAGGCTCTTAATACGGTCATAAACTGGAAGAACACCACCAACAACGCATACGACGGTGAAAAGCTTCATCTGTTATATCTAGATGAGGCTGGCAAGTGGGAGAAACCTACGGACATCAGAGATGCCTGGAGAATACAGAGAACTTGCTTAATTGTTGGCAGGAAGATTGTAGGAAAGGCCATGGTGGGGAGTACAGTAAACCCCATGGACAAAGGTGGCAAGGAGTACAAAGACCTTTGGAGAGATTCAGATCCCAACGAAAGAAACAAAAACGGGAGAACTAGGAGCGGCCTATATAGGTTGTTTATACCTGCTTACGATTCTCTAGAAGGGTTTTTTGACAAGCACGGAAGAGCTGTTCATTCTGACCCAGAGGAAGTTGTTTCTGGCCTTGATGGGGAAGATATTGTCTTTGGTGCAAGAACTTACCTGAAGAATGAAAGGGAAAACCTTAAGAATGACGCCTCTGAGTTAAATGAGGTTATCAGGCAGTTCCCATTCACGGAGGATGAAGCCTTCAGGGATAGTATTGATGGTAGCCTATTTAATGTAGGGCACATTTATGAGCAGATTCAGTACAATGATGAACTGTTTCCAAACCCGATTGTAAGGGGCAACTTTGTTTGGAAAGGAGGAGTTCAGGACACCGAAGTTGTATTTAAGCCTGACGCCAACGGCAGATTTAGAATAGCATGGATGCCTCCAGTAGAACTGAGGAATCAAAAGAAGTTTGAAAGAAACAAACGCATTGCACCTAATGCAGAGCTGGGGGTAGGCGGGGTTGACTCTTACGACCTTGACGCCACCGTCGATGGACGGGGGTCTAAGGGGGCACTACACCTTTACAACAAGTTTCACATGCAACATCCTGCGAACATGTTTGTACTGGAGTATGCGTCCCGTCCGCCTTTGGCTAAAATATTTTATGAAGATTGCCTGATGGCTGCTGTATTCTACGGTTACCCACTCTTAATTGAAAACAATAAGTACGGCATTGCAAGACATTTTGAGTCAAGAGGTTATGATGGGTACTTAATGGATAGACCTCGACACTTGATGAGCGCAAATGCTAAGGTGAATGTAAAAACCAAAGGCATACCTTCAAACTCTCAAGACGTCATACAAGCTCATGCTCACGCCATTGAGGAATATATACACAACAACGTTGGAGTTAACAGAGAAACTGGTGACTACGGCAAGATGTATTTCAATAGAACTCTAGAGGATTGGATTGGATTTAAAATCAACGATCGAACTAAGTTTGACCTTACAATTAGTTCTGGTTTGTGTCTTCTTGCCTCACAAAAAGCAAGGGTAAAAAAGAAAAAATCTAACTTCGATGAAAGGCGTTTTTTCCGCAGATATGAGGTACGCGGATGATTTGCTATATTTGCACTAAATCAGCTGTAAATGTACAATAAAGAGAACTCTAAGTCTGGTTTCCCAGATCCTCTTGCTAGTTCTATAGAGAAACAAGACAAGAGCTACGGGCTGCAATATGCAAAAGCCATTGAGGGTCAGTGGGGCAAAATGACCGACAAGAGTTCTTTGTATGGTAGCAGAAACGAAATATTTAAAAGAAATAGGCACTACGCTAACGGCACCCAGGATACTACCATATACAAGAAGCTTTTAACTTCTTTGAATCCAAATGATGGAGAGGGTAGTTTATTGAACTTGGATTACACTCCAGTTCCTATTCTGCCAAAATTTGTGCGTATTGTAGTCAATAAGATTCTTTCTCGCAACCCATATCCTAACCTTGAGGCTGTTGATCCACTATCTTCTTCTGAGAAGAATAAACAAAAGCAAAGATTAAGAACTCAAGTAGCTTTAAAAAAAGATCTTCAAAACTTAAAGCAGCAAACTGGGGGGTTGGTTTTAGATGTAGATCCAGATCAGCTGCCAGATTCATTAGAAGAGGCGGACATCTTCTTGGACACAAACATAAAGACTGACGCTGAAGTTGCGGCACAGGTCGCAACAAACATGACCCTGTCATGGAACAACTTTAATGACGGCACATACAGGCGATGTGTTAATGATCTTGCTGCGCTAGGTATGGCCGTTGTTAAAAGAAACAATGATCCCAACTATGGTATAAGCACCGAGTATGTCGATCCTGCAATGTTTATTCACGGATATACAGAGGATCCATTTTTTGAAGATATTGTTTATGCAGGTCACATTAAAGAAATGACAGTTAGTGAGTTAAAGAGACTCGCTGGCAACGAGCTTTCTGATGATGATTTGAAAAAAATCTTGAAGGTTGCTTCAAAAAGATCAGATAAATACTCCCCGTATAACGACTATAGAAGCTACAACTCCAAGAATGATTACAGCCAGTACATGGTTCAGGTCTTGGACTTTGAGTTTATTTCTGTAGACTGCATGCACTTTCAAGAAAAGCAAAACCGCCACGGAAACGTAGGGTTTTACTATGAGGGATTTGAGTTTAAAGAGCGTCAAGGATCAGTTTATGAGCGCATACCACACAGGATGGAGATGCAGATGCTCTACGGAGGCACCTATGTCTTAGGCACAAACTACATAGTCAACTATGGCAAGAGCGCCAACGTCCCCAAAAACGTCCACGACTTGTCTCGGTGTAAGCTTTCATACTCTCCTGTTGCCACCAACTTGATGGACAACATGCCAAAGTCTATGGTTGATAGCTGTGTTGGGTTTGCAGATATGTTGCAGATTACTCATCTTAAGCTTCAGCAAGCCATTGCCAAGGCTAAGCCTGATGGACTTATCATTGACATTGAGGGTCTAGAGAATGTGCAGCTTGGCAAGGGCGGAGAGCTTCAGCCACTAGAGCTTCATGATATTTATGAGCAAACTGGTGTTTTTTATTACAGAAGCAAAAACCCAGAAGGTGGATTCCAAAACCCTCCAGTTAGAGAACTTGGAAACAGCATTAGAAATATCAATGAGCTTATTGGGCTGTACAATCACTACTTAAGACTCATTAGGGACACGACAGGCATCAATGAAGCTATGGATGCCAGCTCACCTAAAGGTGATGCTCTGGTTGGGGTTAGACAGCAGGCAATATCTGCTGGCAACAATGCCATCTATGATATTACAAACTCGGCAATGGTGCTTTTCAAAAAAGTTTGCGAAGACATTGTCAAGTGCATACAGATTATACCAGGGGATTCTGTTTTGATGAAGGTCTATCAAAATGCTATTGGAGAGACCAACATGAAAGTCCTTTCTTCTTTTAGTGATCTTCCCATGTATAACTTTGGGGTTCAGGTTCACAAAGAGATGGAGGACGAAGAAAAGCAGTACCTGGAGCAAAACATTCAAGTTGCGTTGGCTCAAAAAGAAATAGATCTTGAAGATGCTATTTCTATTAGAGACCTCAAGGATATAAACCAAGCAGAGCGTTTGTTGATTGTAAGGAGAAAGAAAAGAATGAAGCAGCAGCAAGAGATTGCTATGCAGAACTCTCAGATGCAATCTCAGCAGGCCCAGCAAGCTGCCATGTCTGCCAGCCAAGCTAGACAGCAAGAGATGCAAATGGAGTCACAACTTAAGGCTCAAGAAATGCAAATGAAAAACCAGCTAGAGGCACAGCTGGAGGGCGTCAAGCATGAGTTTAGAAAAGAAATAGAAATAATTAGAGCTCAGGCTACTCTTGGATTCAAGACCGATGATCAAGAATTTAAAGAAAAGATAGAGATTCTTAAGGAAGATAGAAAAGACGATAGAGTTGATAAACAAGCATCAAAACAATCTAAACTAATCTCACAAAGAAAAGGAAACAGAGGTGAGTTAGAGGAGGCTAGCTCTGGATTTGATATAAGCGAAATGTTATAACAATGGCAAGTAAACTAAACTTAGACGTATCTGAGAAGCTCGATATTACCTGTAAGAAAGGTGATACTTTTAATCTTGCTTTGTTGTTGAAGGATTCATCAGGCACAGCCCTGACTCTTATCACTTCTAACTATGAGTTTTTGATGCAGGTTAGAGGTAAAAAATCTGGAGCCCGCAAATTAAGACCTCTTATCATAGGCACTGCTTCAAAAGGCAAGTCGGCAGAAACTAGAGAAGGTGTCAACAATTTTACTGTCACCATAGACGACAGTGGAAACGCAACCTTTTCTGCCTCTGACAGAATTATGTCTAGGATTGCTGCTGGCAGATATGTATACGACATTCAACAAACAGTCGATGAAGTTTCAACTACTATTCTCGAAGGAAACTTTATTGTGAATGACGATATTTCAAATCCTGATTCATAATGTCTATAACTGTAAATTCGTCTGCATCAAACACTATAACCATAACGGCCAGTGCGTCAAGCACAACAACAGTTCTTGGCAAGGGCGTTAAGGGCGATAAGGGTGACACTGGCGATACGGGTGCTACTGGGGCTACTGGACCAGCTGGTGCTGACGGAACTTCCCCCAATGCTTTCACCACAATAGCGGTAGCTGGACAAGACAATGTGGTTGCAGATGGCACAAGCGACACCCTAACTATTGCTGGTGGCTCTAATGTCACTGTAACAACCAACGCTTCAAGCGACACGGTTACCATAGCTTCTACCGACACAAACACTCAGCTTAGCACTGAGGAGGTTCAAGACATCGTTGGAGCTATGTTTACTGGTAACACAGAAACTCGTATTGCTGCAACGTATGAAGACTCTGACGGAACTATTGATTTGGTGGTGGATGCCATCCCTGTTGATCTTACTTCTGACGGGGCTGGAACCATTCACGCAAACAATGTTCCTACACTAAACCAAAACACTAGCGGAACAGCAGCTGGACTTTCGTCAACGTTGGCTGTGGGTAGCGGGGGCACAGGTGCTACTTCACTTACAGACAATTCTCTTCTTACTGGCACGGGAACTAGCGCTATCACTGCGGAAAGCAACCTTACTTTTGATGGCAGCATCTTGACAATTACAGGTCAAAGAAAAACTCCAAATCCAGCAAGCGATGGGTATCATGGAGACATTGTTGCTTTTGGTAGTGGACCAAACGGTAACGACGACAATATTGTAGATGGGAAGGTTTATTTCTTAGATTCATCTCAACAGTGGGAAGAGACTGATCCTAATGCAGTTGCTTCTTCTACAGGAATGCTTGGCATTGCTACTGACAATGACACTGCAAGATTTCTTGTAAAGGGTTTTGCAAGAGACACTGCCTACGCAGGATTTACAACAGGAGATGTTCTGTATCTTTCTGCAAGCTCTAATGGTGCAATTACAAACACAGCACCTACAGCTTCAGGGGATGTGGTTAGAATTGTTGGGTATGTAACAAATGCTAGCATAAGAGAAATTTACTTTGATCCGTCAAAGGAGTGGATTGAATTGTAATGAGTATAGATAAAAGATCTGGTATCTCTTGGTCTACTATAAGTAAACTCTCTGGGGTAACTAAAGCAAACGTATCAAAGGTCTCAGGAGTTTCTGCCCCTGTACTTTTTTCTAATACAAAATCTCTAAGCACCGACGGTGTTAATGACTTCTTTGAAATAACCCTAGGCTCTGATATAATACCTCACACTGCTGGTTCTATTTCTTATTGGGTAAAAGTCGCTTCTAACGAGCAAGGAACGGTGAGGTTTTTCAGCATATTTGATGCTTCCCAAACTACGTCTGGCAGGATTGACATGATGTTTTTCGGTCAAAGCGGGACTACAGTCAAAGGACTTATTGCCACGTACAGGGATGAAATTAGTGACGGTACATTTTCTGGAAGATTTTGTGCAGTACGCACAGGCAGCTCTCATTTAGGAAAAGCATGGAGTAGGGTTACAAGTGACCACGGTGACTTTGGTTCTGCTTCAGACAGTATGTACAATGCGGCAGGCATGAGGGGTGTTTGGAAGCATATTGTTTTGACGTGGGATACTTCTGCGTCTTACACAAACCCTAGCACTTCAGTTTCTTACTCAGGCGCTATGAAAGTTTATGTTGATGGAACTCTTAGGGGTGAGGGGCAGTCAACCTTTCCGTCACACAACACCGTTGGAACCTCCCACAATCTTGTCGGTATAGATTCAGGAACCGTTTTTGACACCATAAGAATAGGAGCACAATTTAATGGATCTCAGAACATGGATGCTCTCATAGATGAGTGGGCTTTGTTTAACAAGGTGTTGAGCGCAAGTGAGGTTTCAAATATTTACAACTCTGGAGTTCCTGCTGATCTTTCTGGAGAATCTGATTTGATTGGATGGTGGAGATTTGAAGATGACACTAGCGACTCTTCGTCTAACTCTAATTCAGGAACTCTAACCAATGGAGCTACATTTAGTTCTACGACACCATCATGAGTACTTACTGCATTATCAATTCCTCTGAAGTTTCTTCTCTTGATTTTTCACAAATTCAAGACGATAGCGTAAACACTCTTCGATACAGTTTAGATCAAACTCAAGCTGTAGTAGAGTATTCTGGAAGCCAACCATCATTCCTGTCTGGCAAAAGAGAATATACTCACTCTGAAATTTTAGCGATCATAAATGACTACGATCAGGGCTGGAAAGACCAAAGTGTAGAATAGTTATATTTGCACTATGAGTAAAGAGGCGCTAAGATCAAGAATCAAACGCATGCTAAAAAAGCATGGGCTTGCTGGTGTCAACAAACCAAAGCGCACTCCTAGCCACCCCAAGAAGTCACACATAGTGCTTGCTAAACAAGGGGATAGAGTAAAACTTATTCGTTACGGACAGCAGGGGGCTAAGACCGCAGGTAAGCCTAAGGCTGGAGAAAGCGATCGCATGAAGAAAAAAAGAGCTAGCTTTAAGGCTAGACATAGAAAAAACATAGCCAAAGGAAAGATGAGTGCAGCTTTCTGGGCAAACAAATCAAAATGGTAAAATTATGCCACAAGGAAAAGGTACGTACGGAGATCAAGTAGGAAGACCACCCAAAGCAAATAAGGGAATGAGAGTCCTTAAAAAGGGCGGGTCTGTAAAGCTTGAGTTTTTAAAAGGCAAAAAGTCGGTTGATGCACCAGATGGTTTTCACTGGATGCTTGACAAGGGAAGGTATTATCTCATGAAAGGAGATTATGCCCCGCACCCAGGTGCTGTAAAAAAAGCTGAGTTTAGGCTTGTAAACCACCCAAAAGGATAATGGCTAAGTCTCCAGCACAACAAGCAGCGATAGCTATCGCCATGAAGAAAGCGGGGAAGAAACCTAAGTCCGCCGAGAAGGGCATGAAGTTCAACCCTAAGTACACTCGTGGTAGCGCTAACGTAGGCGAAAGAAAAAGATTGATGCAGGAGATTTCTGACATATACAAAAAGCATAGAGGCACCAAAGCACAAAGAAAAAAGAAAGGATTCCCACCAGCCGTAGCTGCAAGACTGAAGAAGCTTATGGCAAGAAGAGACAAGATATGAAGGTAATGAAGAAAGGCGGTATGGCTGGATTGTCTGCTGCACAAAAGGAAGTTTACCGTAGAGGGCTTGCTGCTTACATGAGCTCTGGCAACAGACCAAAGGTGTCTCAGCACGCTTGGGCTATGGCTCGTGTAAAGTCTGCTTTTGGAAAGCGCGAAGCAGCAAAGATTGCAGCTGGCAAAGGAAAAAAGAAGAAGAAATAATAATTAGTATATTTGCCAAAACAAAAACACTAAAATGGCTACAACAACCGCAACTCTCACATTGTCGAGCTCAGACCTTACTGGGGATGCTTTGGCTTTGTCAACTACAACAACTCTTACTAAGGCTGGAACAGTTACTGGCCTTGACCAGAGCACTGGTGTCGCTAGAAAAACCTTTACAACCACAAGCATTCAGACTCTTGTCTCAAAAGCAGACTTCACTGCCGATAGAGCTCACAAAGTGTATGTGAAAAACATAAGCACCACTGCATCAGAAAACTTGATTATCACTGTTGAATCTCAGCAGTTGGGAAGGCTTTACGCTGGAGACTTTATGTTTATCCCCTTCAATGGAGAGCAAGACATTAAGGTAACTCCAAGCGTTGCTACAACTATGACTGTGGAGTTCTTGGTAATTTACGAAGCATAATGGCTTCAGTTCGGGCAACATTAAGCCTTTCGAGTGTTGGTGTTCTCAGCAGCCCTCTAAATATTTCTGTCAACTCGCTGCTTGTCGTTGACTCTGGTTCTTTGATTAGAGCTAAAGTCAAGGGAACGGCTGCTGACAGCAATGACCTTGCCATATACATAGAGAACCAGTGTACGGAAAGAGCGTATCTCTATATCAAGAATATGGAAAGAGAGCTTGAGAACTACATATACGTTCACAACGATACTGACACGGGTCTAGTAGCCAAGATCGGTGGCGGTGAGTTTGCGTTTATTCCTATCAACCCAGACAAGAAGCTAGAGGTGTACGCCACAAGGGTTGATACTATGGTTGAGTACGGTGTGTTTGGAAATGACGATTCATCTAATCCTTACGGAGGGTCCTAATAAATAAGATATGGCAAAATTTTTTACGGTAGATGTTAAGCCCGACATTGTAAATGGGGACGTCTCAAACATTCAGCAAGCAGATAAAAGTGATTTAGATGTTGGTGCAGGTGATTTGATATTTGACTGGACGGAGGTTAAAGTTCCAAAGGGCGGCTGCATATTGAGAAGCATTAAGGCTATCGTTAATGCTCAAGATGGCGCTTTTGATGGTGACTCGCTTACAAACTATGAGATTATATTTGCTCAAGCTGTAAACGGAGAGGCTCCCACCTCCATGGGCGCTGTTAACGCAGCTCAAACAGGAGGCTTTGATCTTAAAGACCATCATATTGGATCTTGTCTTTTAATCTCTACAGCCAGCACAGGAACCCTTACAAAGCCAGCTTTTCATGCTATTTATCATGGTGAGAGTGATAGTTTTACTAGCAGCCATGGTCTCCCTATAGTTTTTGATTTGTCGGGAGGCGACGGCGGCTTTAACAAGTTGTACGTCTGTGGTTTTCAATTATCCGCTAGGCACTATGGAACTGGTGTAGTGGTGAATGGAGCCATAACATCTGACACAGAAGACACAATAACTGTTGATGGAGTTGATGCAGTAAAAATATTTAGCGTAGGCGACGAGGTGTACTTGCATGACGTAGACACAGCCCTCGGCACTGTTAAGTCTGTTTCTACCAACTCTATTGTACTAAATGCCCCTATTGCTGGAGGCACGGATTTGGCTGATGACGATGAGCTAATCAATGCAAACCCAATCAAGATTACACTTGGTTTTGAAGGAGAATAAAATTACAATCAATTTAATATAAATGAAAAATCAACCTAGCGAAATTGCAGGGATGAAGGTCTTCAGCAACCCTGAGGACCTTGCTGCATCTATGGCCTCTGAACAGGAGCCACAAGTCGAAACAACTGAGCCAGCGGCTGAGCCCGTTGCTGAACCCGTAGCGGAGCCAGCACCAGAGCCAAGCCCAGAGCCAGCTGTCGAAGCACAACCTCAAGAGTCTTCATACGTAGACCCTGAGGCTGCACCAATAGAAGAAACTGAGGAGTACAGTGATTCTGATTACGAACAAGCTGTTCTTTCATACATGAGCGAGAGGCTCGGTAGAGAGTTCAGTTCGTTTGACGATTTTAGCACTCCACAACAAAAAGCTCTTGATGAGCGCATTGA